ACCACTCACCTTTAGTGTAGGCAGATGCATTTGCGGAGTCTTGATCAAATTCTGATCCACCCCACTCATATCCGACCTTCGCTGACCAGTATTCAGTGGCTGCGGAAGCATTGGTTTTCAACATATCGATGATTTCCAAATCTACTTCCATGGTTACGTACTCTGACAACATAGCTGTCAGTTCTGCCTCAGCATCCACCGCGTGATATGCGTTGAGGTCTTGTGCCAATTCAGGCGTCCAGACGGCCTTCAGTTTACGAGTCTTCGCTGTAATAGCGATAGAGCGCATCTGAATGTCGACTTCAGGAATGCCTGCATTAGTTTCTTCAGGATTAGATCCTTCGGATGCAAACGTGGTTTCAAAGTCACCACGACTTGTTTCGGCTGGAGCTTTATGATACGCAATATTGATGTTTTCATCTGCAGCAGCGCTAACTGAACCACTGATGATCATCGATACTGAAGTACCAGAAACTGAAGTAAAAGCTGGGTAATGGGTTATTACCTTACTAGCGGCGGATCCGGAATGGATCGCCCATGCTTTTGCACCATCGGTATCAGCATCTGCGGGAGCTGTAAAAGTAAGCTTCCTAAGATTGTTACCTGCAGCTGAAGCTGAAAGATTCGCGTCGAATCTAACATCAGCTACTGAAGCAGTCACTACGTTTGCAGCGGCTACAACTACGGATGCGGCAGCATCGTTAATTGAATATCCCCACTTACCGGCACCATACATGCCGCCAGCTGGATCACCAGAACTGGAAGTATCACCGTGAAGGTCTGAACCTTTCGCGTGTAATTTTCCACCCTGTTGTGTTGAACCATATTTAAAGTCTAAATAGAAAATTAGACCAGACGGTAGGTTCATAGGTTGAACAGAAACAAATTCCTGTGCTGATAGCTCAGCAAAAATCCTGCGAACTAACGGAAGGGCAACGCCACTCCATTGTTCTTGATTTGCCGAGGTTCCCACTTGAGAAGCTTCGTCGATTAACTGACGCGCCTGGTTTTCCAGAAGCACAGCCATTCCGGCGGTTTCGCTCTCATTTTTTATGCCATCGAGTAAGCCTGTTGGCTCCCATTTGTTGACCAATTTGCGGGACGAGTCTAGCAACACATTATGCGGATTGTATCCACCCATAACGTCTTTAATCTGTTTTTTGAATGACATGATTAATTTCTCCGTTAAATAATGTTAGCTAATTTCTTCATGCGGGTCTTAAAATTGACCTGCTCACCGATGATTGGCTTACGAGATTTAGTTGAACGCATTGGTTTAGAAGCTTGACCTTTTCTAGAAGCAGATTCATTAACCGGTTTACGTTTCATCGACTCAGCAAATGTAGTGTAAACAAGTTTAACTTCGCGTACGTTAGCAGCGCGGTCAAACTGTTCGATCACTTTCATTTTTTGAGTTTCAGAAATGTTACGGCTTCTGAAAAGCTTATTAGTGTAGAGAAGCTTAGCATTGAGAAGATTGACTTCTTGAAGTTTACCACGTAAGTACTGTACCGTTTGCTTATACTCTTCGAGTTCAGCAGCCGGATCTTCTTCGGGCTCTTCTTGTTCTTCGACTTCTTCTTCATCTTCACCCTCTTCTGAGAGAGCTTTGATAATTTCTTCTAAGTCGATATCATCATCTTCGGCTTCCATTCCTGGAGCCTCTTCTTCGCCTTCTTCATCTTCCATACCAGGTATAGGTTCGTCCTGCTCTGCAGGAGCTGCAACTTCAGGTTCAGGAATTTCTTCCTCGCCTTCTTCATCTTCCATACCCATTTCTTGTTCAAGTTGACGTAAAACTTCTTCTAAATCGGGATCTTCATCACCCTCTTCGTCTTCCATACCGGGCTCTTCTTGTTCACCCATCGCTTGATCAGGTGCTTCATCAGCATCCTCATCTTCGTGACCGGGTTCCATGTTTTCACCTACGGCTTGATCAGAAGTTTTTTCGTTTTCCTCGTCTTCAGCCCCAGCTTCGGATGCTGATCCTTCTTCTTCGGGTCCTTGACTATCGGCCTCTGATGCGGCTGCATCAGGTTCCTTATTGTCGCTGGCTCCGATTTCAGAAGAATCCATTTCTTCTTCTACTGGGTCATCGGCTTCCTCATCCTCGCCTTCCATTTCAGCTTGTAGCTTTTTGGATAGCATTGATTTCAGATGTGGAGTAAAGGCCTCTTCGAGTGCTAATTTAGCATTTGCTAACGCAGTTTCGCGTACTGCTTTTGCGTCTGCAATTGCTTCTTGCAATAGTTTATCCATAAGGATTCTCCTCTAAGAGATTTTACATTGTAAAGTTATTGGGAACTTTAATCGGTTTGATTAGTTGATAACACTCAACGAATGTGAGTGCATTATATTTGGATATAAATATATGTAATATATTTTAAAGCATCGCTTTTTTTGATCTCATTTGAGCTCTAACTCTTGCCTTTGCTCTTTTTTCACGCTTTATTGCTGAAGGTTTTAAATAAAACTGTCTAGTTTGTATTTCATGAAGTAAACCAGAATCCTTAACTTTCTTTTTAAACTTTTTTAATGCGTACTCTATTTTACCGTCTATAACCTTTACGTAGATAGCCATCTAATAATTTTTTCCAGCATTTAACTCTTCATCATCTTCATCATGACCAGGTTCGTGTTCTTCGTTTATTTTAAAATAACGATTCAAAACATTACCCATATCCTCGTACAAAGCAGACATCCTATCCTGTAACGACTGTGCTTCATTAGCAATCTTATGAAACTGTGTAGCTTGCTTTTTCAACTCATTCATATTACGCTGAACGGTTACTCTATCAAACCAATCTGCCGTTTCTTCTACTACATGCTTATTACATGCTTTGGAAATTTCTATAAACATATTACCAACTTCTTTAAGATTGTGTTTCTTATAAATAGAAGGTCCATAAGATGAAAATTCTGAAACGTTTTTAATTAAATCTTCGCGAGGCATTATAGCATCGTCTTCTTCCTTTTGTACAATTTGCTTAGCAATAGCAGATAATTTAGCACCCCTACTACCGCCTTTAAAATCACCAATAGCTTCCATAGCAACCATGCCACCGATACTTTCTTCTAAAATCTTTTTGAGTTTCATCTTAATTCCCCAATAAAATATGTCTAATAGCTAATTCAACTTGTGTCCACTTTTCATGTGCACCCCTAGAACCTTTCGCTTCATTAACCGGTTGTAAAAAAGCTCCATGAGTAGACGGATTGGATACAAAATCAAAAGCAATCAATTCAAAATCTTTTTGAACTTCATCCCCCTTAGCTTCCTGCTTAATGGATCCCAAACCTCTAGAACTAATTCCTAATTTAATACCACTCTTGAACAGCTCCTTCAATATGTTACCAGAAGGTGTGCTCAATACTTCAATAGTCCCAACCAAATCGTTTCCAGTCCAATGCATCTCTAATACATTATGTGAAACGTTGGCTAAATTAACAACGGAACTATCAGGATGGTCTAACTCACCCATTGCTCTGCGTTCTTTAATAAATTCAGACGTATACTTCTTAGCTTCTCTAACCAAAATATCTCTTGGATACACTCGTCCGTTTTGATTAGTAGATTCGGCTCTCTGAAGAGTGCCCTTTACCACTAACCTACCAGCATTACGGGTTATAGATTCATGTATCTGATCTTGTGATACATCAAATGCAATAGTGTCTACTAGAAGATTTTTGTTCATTATATTAAATCCTTAATGCGTGTTGATAATCTAACTAATTTTTCTGAAATTTTGTTAAGGGCAACTTTTGTTCTCTTATAATAACTATCAGATCCAAATTTCATTTCATTCTTTAATTTTACATTGTACTTTACAGCTCTTTCAAGCATTGAAATACTATCCCGAATATTCATCATAGACTTAGCAAGCTTCTGCTTCGTTGTCATTGATTCATCGTTTCTGTAATCCCAATAAGTACTCTCAGATAATTTTTTTGCAACAGTCATTCCATCACTTAATTTCAATTCGTCTTCCTCATCTTTTTCATCATTTCTAAACGCATGTGGGGTTTGATACCCAGCAATATTACCAGTAGTACTGGCTTCTTCTAATTCTTGCTGAATCAATTCACGTACTAATTCTCTAAGACTTAGTTGCATGTTTAACATCCTCCAACAATTGATAAAATCTCATCAACTTTAAAACATTAGAAGTATGTTTTCCCTGAATATTCGTACTCTCTATCAAATGTATACACTCTTTAATCTTAATCTTAATCACTTTATCGCTAATTCTTGAAAACGTTTTCTTAAGTTCATGAACAATACTTTTAAACTTAGATTCCATAAATTCATTCAAACCGTTTGTGTTAGAAATATTATTTATGTACTCTCTCAATAATTCTTTTTGATTAGAATTTAATGCGCTATATTTCTTATTAAATCTTTCAATCAATATTTTATACGCCAAAGCTCGCAAATCTTTGTTTTCTTCTCTCAACCTAGATAAGGTTGACGACTCTTTAGTACGTACTACCCGGGTCATATGTTCAATCAATGTATGATGACTCTTAGAATGATAAGCCAAATTGTCGTAATTTTCAGTTATAACGTTGTGAATAGCTGCTAAAAGCCTATAATTAGAAACTCTAGACTGAAAGAAATCAGTTAACGTAAAATTTTCCTTAATCTGCTTAATCAATTCATATTTTTCTCTCTTAAGAGCAGACGTATTGATTATCTTATTATATGCTTTAACTGTTGTTTCTACAAGGTGTACTGCTCTATCCTTGCTTTTAAACTTGCTTTCAATTACAACGTTAAAAAGTTGATTTTCTTTAAATAATTGAGATTTTTTGTGAAAATTTTTCCTCAAAATCTCTGAAGCCGTAGAAGACTTCGTATTATTTAAAATATCTGCAGTTATTTGTCGAGTCAATAATTCGAATAATAGACCCGTATTTCTATATTTTGAATGTTTCATCAAATCCCTTAACTAAGTTGTTTCCATTCGTTTATAAATATTAGATTACTTTGATTTTGCAGGTTTTTCTTTTAAATGGTTCTCTAAGTCCTCGACTTCATTTAGCAATCTCAGTTCTTTTTTATTATAATGCTTCTTCATTGAGTCAAAATGAGATAATGCTAACGGACTAACCCTATAATTTTGCTTAGTTGGACTATCGTCTCTTTGAGCAGAATGTGTATAATCATATTTTCCCAATACATCCCTGACTCCGTACGTCTCCCTATCTTCATGATCACGATCTGATTCTACATTTTTGTTTTTATCATCATCTTCATCTTCCATCCCGGGTTGAGAATCCAATTGACCTTCCTGTGCTGGTTGTGCCGGATCATTACCTTCATTCTCAATCGAAGACAACCTATACAAAGTTTTCTTATCTTCCACGACTTCTTCAGCAAGTTTTTCAATCTCTTCATTACTAAAGTTAAAAACATTATCGTAAATCCACTGGTGAGAAACTAACGATTCAGCTTTCATATCTCTAGCTATACCATTTTTCTTTTCCCAAAGATCCAGTCTTTCTTGCTCGTATATAGTAGACGGATTCGTTAACTCCAAATCAAAATCTACTAATGCCGCATCGGTGTATCCTTGAGAATACAAATGTGCTACCGCAATTTTAGTTAATTCACTTATAACAATTCTCTGAATTCGTTCTATAGTACGAGCAAACCTAACATCTTCTGCTGCTAACGTTGCTTTCGATCCTACTTCCTCTTCATATCCTAAAAAGGCCTTTGGAATTTTAAGAGATGCTAAAAGTTTATTTCCTAAATACTCTATATCTTCAACTGCTTCGTATGTCAACCCTGGAAGAGCATCAATTGCTGTTCCACTATCTCCACCACGAACAGGTAAGTAAAAATCTTCAGTTAAATTTTGCATATTATACTTGAGATTGTATTCACCTGTATTTTCGTCCACGACCGGAGCTTTTTTCATCTTATCAATGATTCGTTTCATGTACGTGTCTACTTCACTAGGTGGTAAATTACCTATATCTACCTTAAAAACTCTTTTTTCAGGAGCCCGCATAATTCTATGAATAAGCATTGCATCTTCCATCAGTGAAAGTTGTTTCCAAGTACGTCGACCACCCTCTGCCATAGACTTACCGTAAGGTAAATAATTCGAATCAGACAACAATCTAAAATGAGCTATTTCAAAATTTTCAAATTCTGTTCTATTTGCGTTAGCCGGCATATTTCTTGGATCAGTAGCATCCAAAATAAATTTTGTTTCTTGAGGATTCTCAGGATTAAATGCTTCTATTCTAGACACATCATACGGAGAAAGAGGATATACATTTACAATTCCATACTTTTCTGCTAGCTCCAAATGCAAGAAAAAATCTCCATACTTACACATGTTTCTAATCCACGGCCATAAATTGAATTCTATATTTAGTATATCGTAAAATAAATTATTTAATATTTCGACAATTTGAGTGTTATTGCTTTTAATCTCTAATACATTTCCATACTCAGATTTCATTGTAGATTCATCCGCATACACATCTAAAGCAGAGGAAATTATTGCATCATCATCCATAGCTTCGTAATCTCTAAACAGAGATATTCTTTGAGCCTTAGCCAATTCTCCAGAATACCCCATATATCCACCATAACCAGATTGAGTTGTATACATTCTAGTATACCTATCCATTAATGATTTGGATCCAGCTTGAAGTTGACTCGTATCTACGACCTTCAACCTCCTACCACCAATATTTCTTACTATAACATTAGTAGAAAATAATCGTTTAATTCTATCAAAAAATGTATCTTGTTGTGCCATTTTATTCCTTACCTATTAACCAAGTTAATGATTCTATTTCATCTCCAACTGGCATTTCCCAACCGAGATCTTCATGATTCTCAACCTTGTAAACACCAGCATTACTATCTATTTTTTCCATCGTATTTCGTGTCATTTGCATCTCATCATCATAAAGCCTCAATGCAGTCTCTCTAACCCAAAGACCAATAGCAAGGCTCATGACTAAATCATCATTATAACTTTTCAGCGCTTCAGCCTTACCATTATTAAATATAAATACAAATAATTCATCCACTAATCTAATAGAGTTTATTCTAACTGAAGATTCCCTAATAAATTTAGAAAGTGTTTCTATGATTAATGGTTTGCTTTTCATAGAAGTAGTAAATCCTGGAACCATGTACTTGTTTTCCCCCCTATACTTGTTGGTATATTGAGTTTTAGAATCTACATACTTCAAATCTTTTTTCATCCAAAATAAATTTTTATAATCCCTATCTATTAAGACCTGTAATACAGCCCATCCAACATTGTTATTTTCAACTACCAATAACGCATCATTATATTCTGTTGCTACTGACATTAATATTCCAGAATAACGCGTCGTATCTTCTTTAGACCTGTATTCTGCAACTTGTTCTAACGTATTCAAATCTAAAACATGAAATGCTGAAAAATCTTCGCCATCTCCTCGTGCTACGTCTGCAGAAACCAAATATCTACCATTTGAATCAGGTGGTTTCCAAATCCATAAGTCCTCATGATATCTCTTTTCAACTGGAGAACAAACTGTAGTTTCTTGAATATGTTTTAATACTTCACCGGGAATAACTGATTTTCCTGAACTTACAAAATCGCAATCGCACTCTTGAGCTGCCATATCTGGTCCTAAAAGTTTGTTCTGTTCTTCTCTCCATACATCTCCCCTGTTTGGATGAATAGACCAGTGAAGCTTAATAAAATTAAATTTGTTTTGAGCTGCTTCAGCATCTGACCATGTTTTATGAAACCAATTTCCCATCCCATTCGGAGTAGAAAGGGCAATACACTTACCACCAGTTGCCAATGTTTGCTGTGATGCTGCCCATATTTCATCAATGTTCTTTATAAATGCTGCCTCATCCATGATTAATAGAGACAGTGCTTCAGAACGACCAGCCTCACTAGTTGAAGAGATTGCCTTTATCTGCGATCCATTGATATATCGCATAGACAATTTATTATCTTCGACACAATCTTGTTTCAACCATCTGGGTAATTCCTTATGCATAACTCTTACCTTAGTAACTAAATTCTTTGCTACCTCTTGTTTAGTTGCAATCACAAGGATATTTTTATCATTCTGAAAGGTCATCATCCAAAGAGAATATCCAGCAGATAACGTAGATAATCCCAATTGTCTAGCTTTGAGAATAATATTATAATCGTGATCTTTAAAATCACTCATGACTCTTTCTTGAAAATCATACAAATCAAATTTTATTTTTCCACGAATAGGATGCTGAATGTAACAATACTCGCGCATAAAATATGCAGGATCTAATGCACACTTAACGTATTCTTCTTTAATTGTCTGTTTTATCTGTGTCTTAGTCGGCATATAACTCATCCAACTTAGCATCTACATTTACTAGAGTAACGCTCAATTCTGCTAACGCTTCATCCGCTTCAGCCACTAACTCCTTAGGAATCTCGTACCTATCAATGTGAACAAAACCTGTGTTTACATTAACCGGTTCAACTACTTCCATATCACCCTGATTCT